AACAACCCGGCTGGTTAGCTGCATCAAATCCAGGCCGCGGTATCGTTTAGGCGGGAATGTTGCAGCATCGCGCCCCACCCGGGTACGAATTACGCTCTGATCGTCGCCAAAACGAGCCACATCGACGCCAACGACAGCAGTCCTACCCGACATACTACTGACCTCTGGTTCGCGCTCCATAGCCTCATCTACGAGGTTTCTAGGAATAAACTGCAAGCTCGATGCTTGTGGGAATATGCCCCTGACACGGACGCGCACAAAGTCGCTGTCCTCGCCGTAGTCGTTTACCCACTCGTCAATCGTGCCTTTGTTGGTGATCTGCACCGACCGGCTGTCAATTTGCTGGGTATGCCAGCGATGCCTGAACTTGTTGAAGCACTCAAAGAACCGGCCGGTGTTCCTGGTTGGGTTACCAAACACAAACCAAAAGGGTTCGCCGTCGGTCAATCCACCCTCGGCCACTTCCCAGATCTTGTCCGGCACGGCTGACGCTTCGTCAAAAATGTAATACGGTGATGAGTTGGCAGCATGCAAACCCGCAAAGCTTTCGCTGTTCTCTTCCCGGCACGTTTGTGCATCGCAGCGCCAGGACTCCGGAAAATCTTTGTGAACGATCCGCATCGCCCCTTTGCCGGTGGTTACTTCAAACCAGTGGCCGGTGATGCACTTCTTTTTCCATTTGCCAAGCTCGGCCCAGGTCTTGGATCCAAGCTGGTCGCTGGTGTTGGCGGTCACAACGCCCTTGCTGTGTGGCCTGGTCGATGCAATCCATAGGATGAGCCAGGACGTAATGGCCGACTTGCCGATACCGTGGCCAGAACTGGTGGCATGGCGCTGGGCCGGCACAGGCTGCTGCCCGTCAAACCCATTGGTTCGTACTTCGCTGCTGATGCTGTCCAGGAATTCGCAGGCCCATTCGTCCGGGCCATACTTGCTGTTGTACTTGGATGCCCAGGGTTCGCGTAGCTCAACCATTTGCAGGGTTGGATCGCTGCCCCAATCGAATGCGTACATGACAAAGCCCAGGGCGTCGTCAAAGAAGCGCCCCATGTCTTGGGCTAGGGCAGCATCACTCTGGCTGGCTGACACGCTTACGGGCCTCCAGGATGGCTGTATCAAGGGCAATCGAGCCGCTGTGTTCAACGCCTACCCGGTCGCCGTATTTTTTAGGGTTCCATTTGGCCAATAATTTGAGCCGCATCTCAACGCGGTTTTTCATCCAGGACACATGAGCGCTATCACGATGGCTGCTGCCGCCAGACTGCGAGGTTGTTTCGGCCATCTCTGCCTGGGTGTCAATAATTTCAAGGCATTCGTCTGCAATAGCATCATGGCCAACGTCGCGCGCGCGTGCGAAGCGTTGAGAAAAGTCTGCATCTTTCTCCATCCAAAGGTAAACCGTGGAATAGTGAATATCGTTCTCACGACACCATTGACGTAGGGTATTCCCTAGGCTGATCCATTCACAAATAGCCTGGGCCTTGTCCTGTGGGACTTGCTCGGGCGGTCGGCCCATTTTTTTAGGTTCAGATTTCTTTGTTGCCATTTTGCTTTACTCTTTTCCACCGCTCTGGTGTCTGTGCCCTGCGTTCATACCGGCAAATCTTTGCTACAAAATTTTTTGAAAGGTTCAAAAGCTTGGCTATCTTGCCGTAGCTCATTTCCTCATCTTCGTGCAAGTCGCGGATCTTATCGATCACTTCGTCTGATACGGTGCAATTGTGGTGGGAGGAGCCTATCCGGTAGCCAAACTCATTGACTGCGACGATCATGGTTTTCTCCTTGCCACTCATCGAATCTGTTTAAGCACGGCGTGCCAGGGCACTTTTTTCTTTTTAACGCCCTCGCTGGCCATGCGTTTAGCATCTGCCTGGCTCATGCCGTGAGCTTTTGCCACGCTTTTGTTGTGTGCTGCGGCCTCAAACAAGGCGTGTTGTTTAGCTGTGTAAGGCATCTAAAGCTCAATACTTTGGTGGCTTTGGTGGTTTTTTACTTTTGCCTGGCATGTTGATCCCCTTGTGGTTAAAAAGAAACTGTGCTAATTCTCTCTCATCATTGAGTTTTCTGCAACAGGAATATCGCCGGTGACCTGGAGCGCCCAATCTATCTCAAACGGGGTAAACATGTGGCCGTCACCCTCACGCACTGCACCCAGGATCCCGTCAGCAATTTTGCGTTCGTCACTTTTTTCGTTTGGCGTAAAACAGTTCATTCATTTTTTCCTTGAGTTGTTCGACTGCCGCTGGCCCCCGCGGCTTTAATCTTGCGTCCAACGCTTCTCTCCGCTTGTGCAATGGCAATGTAAGCAGATGCCTGGCTTCGCATTCCACTAACCAGGCGCGACAGTTTGAGCAGCAGCTTTGGCCATCGACTAGCTTGATCTTTTTTTCGGCGGTACATGGTTGGCATGTCAATCCTCGATCTCCCGGATCTGACGTTTGCGCCAACCCCTGGCTTCGGTGCGATCGGTCATGTTGGCCAGCTTACGTTTGCAAGCATCACATACACAAGCAAATGGATGACTGTAATCTTCTGCTGCTTTGGCTGCATTCCACCCGGCTTTAAAAATGTACCAGGCTGCATCGTTGTCAGACATGACAACGTCGCCAAAAATTCGATTAAATTCTGACCTGGCGTCCATCAATGCTTCTCCCCTGCCTGGGCTGTCATGTGCTTAAGGTATCCATCGATGATTTCGTACGCAATCTGCGGAGTCATTTCGTTGTAAGCTTCCTCAAACCTGGACTCGGTTGCGTCCTGGTCATTAAAACCAATTGCAAACTCACACACGCCAAAGCCTGCAGGTTGGAAAAAGTATCGAAGATTTGGCTACCGATTTGACGTCCGTTGAATATGGCTTTAGACCGGACGACAGCATATTGCTCGAGTCCAAAGAAGCAATGAAGCGCCGCGGTATGGCCAGCCCTGATGATGGTGACGCCCTGGCTATGACATTCGCGCAGCCGGTGGCCGAGTTCATGGGCGGCGAAGACATTCCAAAAACCAAATCTAAACCTCGAGACTATGACCCATATGCTGTTGTTTGAGGTGCCCGTATTGCCACATCCGGCTACTAGATTGCCATCATGTGTGATCAAACAAGTTACTTGCCAGGAGTTGGCGGGTGATTCAAGATTCACAGGATTGATTGAAGAGTACGCAGACGAATCAGCTATTGCTGGCATGCCGCGTCCGGATTATCAGTTCAGCATATACAGAATGATGGAGATGATGGGCGACTTTCATCTCATTGCTGCATACATCAATGAAGAGCTTGTTGGCTTTTTAACGATGAGTGTTACGGTTCTGCCACACTATGGCAAGCGGGTTGCAACTGTCGAGTCTTACTTCGTCACGCAATCACATCGCAAAGGTGGCCCTGGGCTGGATTTGTTGCGTGCGGCAGAATGGTTGGCTAAAGCAAATGGGGCTGTTGGTATATTGGTGAGCGCTCCGAAGGGTGGAAAGCTTGCGCGTGTTATGCCAAGGGCAAAGTACAAGCACACCAATGAAGTATTTTTTAAGGAGTTGGCGTGATGGATCTAGTGGCTACCGGCAATCGAATCCCAGCAATGAGCAGCGATGCCATCGCCAGGGTAAACGCGTTGGCCGAGATCTCACGCGAGTGCCCCCAAGAAGAGATCGAGACACACCACGCAATTCATGGCGGCATGTACGCACGCACGATTGCAATCAAGGCCGGCGATATGCTGACCGGTGCGCTAGTCAAGATCCCAACTATGCTGGTGATCAACGGTGATGTCACCGTGTTCGCCGATAACGAATCATTCAGGCTGACAGGCTTTCACGCCATACCAGCAAGTGCAAACCGCAAGCAAGCATTCATCGCACATGCCGACACGGCAATGACGATGATCTTCAAAACGGATGCAAAGACGGTGGCTGAAGCGGAGAATGAATTCACTGATGAGGCTGAACGACTCATGTCTCGCTTTGAAGACGCCAAAAATTTCATCATCATCACAGGAGAATGACATGTCAGGAGCAATGACTGTATTGGCCGTCGCGGCCGTAGCATCAACTGCTTACAGCGTGTACAGCGGCGAACGTGCGGCAGAGAAGCAGAGTGAAGCTTTGAGCCAACAACGCACAGCGCAAGCTGAAGCGAAGACGCAGGCAGAGAAGCAGCAACAAACTGCTGAACAAAACGTAAACAAGGCAA